AGAAGTGGCAAGACGCCTGTCTCGAAGCGTTCAAAGCGGCGAAGGAAAAGAATCTTCCGAACAAAGATCAAGATCAGATCAAGAAAGCCCTGACGGCCGCGCCTCTTCAACAACTCCCGACGCCTTTGAAATTCGGTGACAATCGCGGGGCTGAGTTTCACTTCAACTTTCCTATCGTAGAGCATCCCGCGTTTGCCTATGTCGGAACGGTTGACCTTCTCAGCATAACCCCAGCGGGAATCCTTCAGATCACAGACTATAAGACCACACGCAAGTACGCATTCAAAGACGCGGTCGCGGGCTACGAAGGCGACACACAGTTCTCTTTCTACTACTATATCTTCCAGCGTTTTGCGTATGAGATATTCAAAGACGATATCAACTACGCCAACGCTGCATGGTATCGTCGCATGGTGATACGCACGCTCGTCGTCCAGATCTCTCTACCAGCCCCAGCATGGCGCACCGGCCCCGATTGGAGTTTCTCCGCGGAGCAGCTTGAAGAGTTCGGTGTCGAGTTAAAACAAAGAATCGAGCTTTTCTCCAAGCATATCAACCAAGCTATGGCCCATGATAAGCTTCCGCCACCCACAGGCAAGCTCACTAACTCCTGCCCTTCTTGTCCGTTCAAACGTCTGTGCTTTGCAGACAACTCCACGCAGGTCGAACTCTTCCTCTCTGAGTGCGACATCGTGAAGTATGAACCCCTTTCTTGGTAAATGTAACCAAGCTTAAATAAAATGACAACAACAGAAACAATCCCACCACAAAAACCTCAATGGCCCAAGACCCTGATCGCTCTCGTCGGTCCGAGCGGCGCCGGTAAGTCTACATCATTCCGCAACGTAGATCCCACGCGCACTGTCATCCTCGACGCCGAGCGAAAGGGTATGCCTTTCCGCGTTCGTTCTGAAGGACTTGTAATCCCAATCGACAGCTACGACAAACTCACTCTTGAACTCAACAAGATCAAGAAAGACACCACGAAAGATCTCGTCGTCATCGACTCAATCACCGCCGCGATTGATCAGCTTCAAGTTAAATGTGAGATGATGTATAAAGGCTTCGACATCTGGAAGAACTATAACGACGGCATCCAGACTTTGTGTACTAACCTCAAGTCGCTGGACAAGACTGTCATCATCACCGGCCTCGAAGAGATCGTTCCTATTCAAGGTCTCGACGGCAGTATGACCACTCGCCGCCGCCTCTATGTCCAAGGTAAAGAGTGGGCAAACAAAGGCATCGAGTCTGAATGTCTCGCTGTGTGGTCTGTCTATGCAAAGAAAGAAAAAGGCAGCGACACGATCCAATACTTCTTCGCCACGCAGACCGATGGCGTCACGACCGCGAAGACTCCTATCTTCTGGGGCTTGCCTAATCCCATGGAGAATTGTGTTGTCAAGGCATTAAACAAAATTGCAGTTGAATTGGCTAAACCTTAAAGATTTGGCCCACAGAAAGCTCCCTCCCATTTGTCGGTCGCAGTTAAACAATAAAACATAAAACATAAAATGAAAAAAGGTACTGAAGTCAAGCTCGGATTCATCCCCGCCAACGTCTATAAGGTTCTCGTCCACAAGACCGAGACTCGCCAGAGCGCGAAGGGTTTCAAGATGGTTGTCTGTGAGTGCGAGATCGTTGCGCCCGAGACCGCCACCGCCGCCGGTACGACCTATAAGACCCTCGGCGCAAAGGGCAACATGTACATCATGCTTGAGAACAAGAACGGCGTTGACTCTGCGCTGGAACTTCTCGCCACGCCGCTGCAAGTGACTGGTCTGTATGATGGTCTGCCCGAAGACTACAACGACATTGACGTTTCTGATGCACTGAAAAGCCTCGAAGGCCAAGCCTTCAACATGCTTGTCCAGTCGCAGCCTGAGTACGTCAGCGACGATCCTTCCAACTCCCGCGATCTCAAGTTCGCCAAGCGCGACGAGAATGGCGAGGCCATCATCAAGCGCTACAACACCCAGTTTGACTTCTCTCAAGTCAAAGGCGCTGCCTCGCCGCTTGCCGATAACTTCTAAGTCTCAGAGATAGAGTGGTTGCTATCACAGAGACACGCGCCTCTTAGAGAGAAGCGAGACTTTCTAAGAGGTTTCTTTCCTCAAGACATACATCCCAACTCGCCCGCTGGCAGACCGGAAATAGTCTGCCTTTTCTTTTCTCTTAAATTAACCACCTAATGATAGCCCTCGTTCTCCATGGACCTTCGCGCTTTGATAAAGAAAATAATGGGATCTTACTCGGACCCGCTGGTGACTTCGTGCGTGATACTTTGGTACGTCATGGTATTGATCTTGATGACGCATCTAACGTTTTCATTACTTTCGCCGACGACTTCTTCAAAGGTGCAAACAAACCAAGCGGCATCACAAAGATCATCTTCGCCGGAGCCAAAGCCCTAGATTATCTACCAGCAGCTAAAGGAAAAACCCTAGACGCCTTTCGCGGCGTCGTCTATCTCTCGCCAAATAAAACCCAATACATCGTTACTTACTGGCCTCAAGACTGCGTCGACGCATGGGGCATGGAAGACGCTTTGGAGGGAGACAATGACGGCGAAGACATTCTAGATAAAGACGACGGCAAGAGTACATCCCCGACGAAGCGCAGTAACTATAGTTTTTGGTTTGCACAAGACATCAAGAAACTCCTAACATATGACCCCCAAAAAATTCAACCTGAACCACAAACCGTCATCTGTCAACGCGCCGCCGAATGCGCAAGCGTCTTCGACTACGACGGTCCTATATTCTTCGACATTGAGACTCACCCCAAGACGAACACCCTTACGTGTCTCGCCATCGCCTGTGGAGAGAGTCCTGTTTACTCTATCCCTGTGTACGATTGGGGCGGCAATCTTAATGTGGGTGTGGTTTTCTTTGCGCGCTTCATAAGAGAGCTAAAGAAAAGAAGAGTCGTCATACATAACGCCCTCTTTGACCTATGCTTCCTCGCCGCCTTCTATAAGATCCCTTTCGGCCATGATATCTATGACACCATGGTCGCAGGCCATCGAATCTTTCCTGAGGCTGAGAAATCTCTGGCACATCAAGCCACTCTTTACAGCAACAGACCCTTCCATAAAGATGAAGCAGGGAACTTTGATCCTCGCAATCGAGCACAATTTGAGCAGCTCCGCGCTTACAACGTTAAAGACGTTATTGTCCTCCGAGAAATTTACTATGGTCAGATTGAAGTCTGCCGAAACGACGCTGGACTTCAAGACTCTGTCGATCAAGCCAGCCGATCTCTCGCAGACTACGCCTTCATGTCACTGCACGGAATGCACTTTGATCCCGTCAAGCGGCAATACATCGTCCGACGCTGTGAAGAAAGATATAAGCAGTTAAATAGAATCCTCAAAATCCTCGTCGGCTTTGACCTTAATCCCGGCAGCCCGGATCAAGTCGTTCGTTATCTACACGAACAACTAAAATACAAAGCCGAGAAGACAACAGACAAAGGCGCACCGAGTGTCGCTGGGGATGCGCTCTATAAAATCAAACTCAAGCATCCGAAGAACGTCGCTATTGATGTGATCTTCGAGATGCGTCGTATGGTTAAGCTGAAAGGTATGTTAGGATTTCAACAATGGATTTGGGAATATTAAATATGAAAAAAGATACAAAAGAAAAAGACCCACAAATCGCCGCATCCTTTATGCGCGCTGGGATTTATGACCCCTCAAAATTCGGTCACGTCGTCTCGATGCCCAAGCTGAATGGCCTGAGGTGCATGTACATTCCCGGTCGGGGATTTTATTCACGCGATGGCAAAAGGTGGAATGATGCTGTCTTGCAAAGTATATTTCCGCCGCCGCTTAACGACTACATTATCGACGGCGAGCTATACTGCCATGGCATGAGCCTGCAGAAGATCAACGCCGCCGTGGGCGTGAATCGCATTCTGCCCGGTGAAGACGCCAAGCATATCAGTTTCTATGCGTTCGATATCGTTGAGCCGAAGTATAATGCCTTAACGAGAATGCTCTTGCTTGAGAAGATCATTAAGGAATCTACTGGCGTTGGCGTAGAAATGATCCCGTGGTCTATCTGCAAAACCCGCATCGAACTTGACGAATGCTACGAAGAATATCTCAAGCAACAATTCGAAGGCCAAATGCTCAAGAGCGTCTTCGGTTCCTATATGCCTCAGGGCACAAAGGAACGCTCGACGATGAATCTCCAGAAGCGCAAGGCTTTTCTCGACGACGAGTTCCAGTGCATTGGGCGCGTCGTCTCTGATGAAGGCAAATGCAAAGGCAAACTAGGTGCACTTAAGTTCATCACCAACAGAGGCGTAAGCTTTGAAGTAGGCACCGGATTCACCGACGAAGAACGTGAGGAATTTATTACCCCAAATTATCACTTCCAAAAGAAAGCAACGATCAAGTATCTCAACCTCACCGACGACGGTCGTCCGTTCAATGCGTCGTTTGTTGGGTGGAGGGATGACGTTTAATCTTTAAAAATATGTTCACAAAAAACCTACCCAAGCATCTCTACCTAAACGTAGACACAGCTTTCACGCACAAACATCCGCAAGGCTACATGCCCGCGATATGGTTCGCCATAACGTCAACGCCCGGCCGCGCATGGGGCTGTCATGTCTTGCT